TTGAACGTGTCGCCGCTGGTAGCGCGGAAGTCGTGGACGCCGAGCAGGACTTCAGCCTTGAAGCTCGTCGCCATTGCTTGGGTGATGGCCAAGGTAGGTCTCCTAGAGGTCCAGAATGGGAGTAAGGTCGGCGTGCCCGGCCTTGGTAAGCCTGTTAGCCAGCGTGACGTTGTGCGACCGCACGGCCTCTTGCAGATAATACACGAGGACTTGGCGAATGCTATCCCTGAACGCTTCTGCTTGGTCGCGGATAGCCGGATGAGCAGAACTGCCCACGTGGATGATCTTGTCGAGGGCGCGCTCCGCGATCTCCTCCGGGGTAAACCCCCGCTCGTGGGTGGTGAGGACGTTCACTGCGCCCACCGCGCCTGTACCTATGTCAAACATCGTTTTACCTCACCGGGTAGCGGGTCTGGATCGTCCGGTAGTTATCCTGCCGGTTCTTGCCCTCGCCCAGCTGCTTCAGCAGGGCCAGCGCCTCGTCGTATCGCTTTTGATACTGGGCGATGACGTCCTGCTCACCCTTCATGAAGGTATACGCCTCCAGCAGGGCTCCGTAGAGCAGTACCGAGTCGAAGTTCGTGCCCAGCCACGACGTACCCGCCGTCACGATGGATGTAGGGTAGTAGAAGTAGTGCAGCTCGAACTGGTAGGTCGCGTCCGGCGTCGGCCCGAGGATGAACGAATCCTTGTCGAAGAAGGCGTAATAGATCGGCTTCCCGGTAGCGTTCGGGTTCGGGTAGGACTCCCGAAGGAAGCTGACGTCCTTGTTCAGCAGGTACTCGTAGTTGCCGCTGCCGTCGATGACCGCCAGAGAGAAGTTGGCCAGCCAGTCAGTGGGGACCGTCAGGTACTTGTTGCCTGAGGTGCACTGACCCGTGACGTTCTTCCGCAGGTCCAGCAGCTGCACCGCGTTGAAGATGCGCTGCTCAGCCTGCTGGATGAAGGTGTTGATCTGCTCCGTGGACGTCAGCGTAGCCGTTCCCGACCCCGTGGAATCGGTCCATGTGGTGCTGGGGAAGTCGTTCTCGACGTACCCCTTGATGGTCTCGAACAGCTGCGCGTAGTTCATGGGTTACCCCATCGGACCGCGAGAGCGGAGGCCCTTCGTAGCCGCGCCCGTGCCGCGCATCTTGATGCCGCCGCCCTTGGCCAGCTTGGTCTTCGGCTTGCCCGGGTGCATGGAGGACTCGTGCTTGTGGACCGCCGAGGCGACCATCTTCTTGTCCTGCTTGAGGTCAGACTTCTTCATAGTCAGCTTCCTGTCGTGACGGTTACGGAGCCTACGGCCCCTGTGGCTTGTAGTGTATCCGTAAGGCCGGACAAGCCAAGGGGGTTGTTCAGCCCCACTGGGTTCCAGCCCCACTGGATGACGCGACTACCCTCGCCGGGATATCCATTGTCGTTCAGCCCCGACTGGTAGTAGCTGTTGTCCGGGCGCGGGTTGCGCAGGGCCTGCGGGTCATCCACCGGATACATACCCAGCTGAAGCTGCGGGTGATCCTGCTCCCAGCACGTCGGGCAGACGAGGATGTTGACGTTCTTCGTCTTGATGGTGAGCTTGTGGAGGCGATCAAGCTTGTAGCGGAACCCGCAACGGTCGCACTCCGCGATAGCCTTCTTGCCGGTAGCGAACCTGTTCGGCATGGGTCACCTGAACATTACGCGGGGGGCGATGCGGAGGGGGGCCTTCTCACGGTCCTCGTCAGAGGCCAGCTGCCAAGCCTCGTCGTACATCTGCTTGAGCATCCCGGTACGCTCCATGCCCCCGGGAATCTTCATCGACAGGTGGAACGCCAGCCCCGCCACCATGGCCGGGAGGAAGCGGAAGGGGATGTCCTGCGTCGTGACGCCGGTACCGGCATCTTGGATGCGCCGAAGCCGCCAGTAGACGAAGGTGTAGTAGCTGGACTGGTCCGGCACAGGCCACACGGTGATCCGGGGGTAGGCCACACCAGAGGGTTCCGTGGCCCCAGACCGGCGTTCGATCCAGACCTGAATTGGCCTTCCTTGGGCATTCTTGTTCGGAATGGTGGCGTAAGTGTCCACGCTGATCCGGTTGATGTTGATGTCCGTCTGGTTCTGGCCCGTCTGGGTCCGGATGACGTGGTCGATGAGGTCGATGGTATCCACGGGCAGGTTGTACGTCGCCGTACCTTGCACGAGGGGGATCGACCCCTGCTCGATGGTCCAAAGGTTGACGCCCCGGTTGGCCCATTCGATGGACATCAGGTTCAGGCTCCGGCGAGCCGTGCGGAAGTCGTAACCCGTGCGCAGCTCAGCACCGCACCTCTCGAACGCCTCTTCAATGAGGGCGTTCAGGTCGAGATCGAACGTCGCTGTGCCGCTGGTGGTCACCGGAATCTCGCTGTCTTCTTGGCAATCGCTGCGGGCTGCTTCACGAACTGCTTGCCTTGGCGGGTGCCTTCACGCTTGGCCTTGGTTGTAGCAGCATACTCGGAAGATGTCAGCGCCTGCCGGGCCTTCTTGGGTAGGTACCGCTCCCCCGTGGCCTTGGGTCCCTGAGTAGAGGGCTTGCCAGACTTGGTACCCCACTCCTCGTCCGTCCACTTGGACAGCGACTTCTGGGCCTCTGTCTTGGGGCCACGGTACCCGCCACCGGACTTCTTGTACTGTTGAGAGGCAAGCTGCGCCTTGCGTGCGGACCATTGGCCGGGGTCTCCCCCCTTACCGCTGGCCTTCACGCTGGCGACGATACGCTTCCACTTGCCCTCGTCGGTACGAGCCACCTACTTGCCCTTTTTGAAGCCCTTGAGGACCTGAGCAAACCGGGCGCGTTGGCCCAGCTTGCCCGGAGCCTTGGCTGCCTTGGCGAGCTTACCGGCGGGAATCTTCTGCCCTTTCGAGACGCCCATCTGTTCGCGGAGCGCCCCGGGCTTCTTGATCGCCCCGGAAATCCAGTTGCCGCCCTTAGAGGCTTTCGCGGGCATCTTGGACTTCTTCATGTCGCCCATGCCCCGAGAAGTCCTCACTTACAGCCCTTCATCATCTTGCCGCCCTTGGCCATCTTGACCATCTTCGTCTTGGTCTTGCCCTTGCGGGCGATGCCGTCAGCCTTACGCGCCTTCATAGCCAATGTCCTTCTTACTGGCGTTTACCCATCTCTTCGACCTTCTGCTCAAGACGCTCGAACGCCCTGTCAAAACGGTCTCCAAGCCTATCCACGAGTCCGTTCATCTCTGCCCGGGTCACGTGATCTCTCGCAACCTCCTCACGCGTCTTGTTGAGGAGGATGCTGATCCGGTTAAGCTCGTCCAGCTTGTGCTTCACAAGGAACCCCAAAATCCCCACGAGGCCGGTGAGGATGAAGTTCCACAGGGTCTCGATGGCCATCTCAGCAGTTCCACGCACGCAAACTCTTATTGATCCGGCTGTTCGGGTCGTTAGCCGTTTTCTTGCTGGTCAGCTTCTTCTTCATGCCCGTCATCCGGGCACAGAAGCTATCCCGACGCGGCCCCCCTTCGGGCTGCGGGGCCTTGAGCCCCGGCTTGCCCGGGTTCGCACGGTTGTAGGAAGCCCGCCCCTTGGCGTTCAGTCCGCCCTTGGGGTTCTTGCCTGCCTTACGTGTCCATGCGGGAGACTTGGCCATCAGATGTACCGCCCCTTGGTCTTACCCTTGCGGGCGATGCCGTCACCACGGCTGGAGACCTTGCCACCTGCGGCGTAACCGACAGTGTCCTTGCGGGCTTTCAACTGGCCTTTAACGTATGCGGGGGACGCTTTGGTGCCGTCGTCGTCGGTCAGAACCCCCGTGTGCGACAACGCCTTCACCAAAGCGTCCGTTGGCTTGATGACCGTCGCCCGCACAATGCCCCGCGCGATTTTTCCCACCGAGCCGCCTTTTTCGCTGGGCGTCAGCGAGGACGCCATACGGCTTTTGGAGTAAAAATCTTTGCCGCTACGGTAGCCGGAATCGTAATCGGACGCCTTGGGCTTGCCGCCCTTGGCATACGCCTTGGGCTTGACCTTGCCACCGCGCTTCATGCCACCCTCGTCGCCGGAGGGGTAGATGATGCGCTGGGGCGGCTCAGCAGCCGCCGGAGCAGCAGAAGCCGGAGCAGGCGGCTCGCCGGGACGCTGGCGCTTCCGCTTCGTCGCCATGGCGATGGGAGACAGAATCTCTGGCCCGTACTTCATCACCATGGCGGCGGGGGAAAGGCCCGCGAGCCCTTCCTTCTGGATGGCCATGGGGATCAGTCCGCCAAGCCCGCCCAGCATGAGCTTGGACTTCTTCTTGGCGGGAGCGGCGGGCGCGGTCGTAGCCTTACCCCCGTCGTTGTAACGGCGCTTCTTGGTAGCCATCAGACGAACTTCCGCTTCTTGATCCTGCCACCCTTGGCAGCCCTCGTTGCCTTCTTGCCGTAACGATCATACTCGTCCGCAAAGAGGTTGCGGTTGGAGAAGCTGATCTCCCGGCCCTTTTTGTCGAACCGGGCTCCTTCCCGGCGCTTGTCCGCAGCCGCAGAAAGGCTGTCCGCCTTCGCCACGTTCTTGGCCATCACCGCCTGAGTGCGGGGGGTCGTACCCTTGTTGGGGTCGTACCTGCGGGGTTCCGACTCGGCGCGAAATTGCTTGGGCCTCGGGCGCGGCGGGCTGACCTTCGCGGGAGTAGTGGGGGCCGACGCCGGAGCTCTAGCAGGTGCAGCCGACTTGGTCGGGGTCGCAGGCTTCTTGGCGCTCCGGTTATCCCCGGCCAGCGCCGTGGAGTAGCTCTTGCCGTTCCACGTGAAGGTCTTGGGGCCACCGTTGTCGAGCATGTTCTTGCGGGCGGCGCGGAACGCCTCCGAGAAGGAACCGGCGGAGTTTCCAGCACCACTGGGGGTAGCGGAAGAGGAGGAAGCATCGGAGGGCGTAGTGAAGGACGGAGTGGGTCCCAGCCCCTTGCCGAGGCCGCGCACCAGCTGGCCCATGTCGATTTCGCCAGCCGATGAGGTAACGCCTCCTTCGGCCTTGCGCATGACCTTGCCGCCCTTCTTGAACGGGCGGGAGGTAGGCTCATCCTTCACGGGGTCGTACGGGCGTCCCTTGGCCTTCGGCGGCGGAGCCTTCGGCTTCGGCTTCGGCTTCGGCTTGGTCTCGGTGTAGGGCATCGCGGTGATGGCCCGGGACGACTCGTCCCTCATGGCGTCATAGGGGCGCTGCTTAGCGGAACCGCCAGAGGCCATCTTCTTCACAGGCTTCTTAGCCATCACGCGACCTCCTTCTTGGGAGGGACAAGCATCGGGTAGAGCATGTCCGTGCCGAAATTGCCGACGTACTCCTGCACGCCCATGTGCCCGAGGGTGATGGTCGGGTCCACCCAGACCTCGAACCCATGCTCGCGGGCGCGGTCACAGAAGAGGAAGTCCTCCCCCATGTACCCCTCTTCCGTGAGCTTGAAGTCGAAGATGCAGGGCACCGTGCGGTCGGTACGCACGTCGTAGTACCTCCACTCGGGGTGCTCCCGGTCGAGGACCTCAAACACCTCGCGGCGGACCATCATGAACGCCGTTGCCACCCGCTTAGCACGGACCAGACCCATGCCGTTCATGGTCAGCTGGTTATTCTCGTCGTGGTCGAGGGTGGCGATGTAGACCTTGTCGGTGCTACGCGTGCGCGGAACCGCCGCCACGATGCCCTTCTGGGGGTCTTCCGCCCATGCCATGAGCCGAAGGATGTCCTCGGGCTCAAAGTTGATGTCGCTGTCAATGAACAGCAGGTAGTCGCAGTTCGAGTCCAGCAGGTCTTGGGCCAGCAGATTGCGAGCCCGGGAGACCACGGAGCACCCGCAGATGCTGCCAATCTGGATGTCGATGCCGTGCTGCGGAGCCACCTGCGCAAACCGCGCAAGAGACACCGCGAGCTTCAGCGAGACCTTGAAGTCGTAGGCGGGCAGAGCGATGAAGAGGCTCTTGCCCGCCAAATTGAAGCTTTTTTGGGCTTCCATGAGTCACCCATAGTAAATGACGGTCGAGGCCACGTTGGTCACAGTGCCATACAGTCCGTCCTGAGCGAGAATGCCCTCGCCCGGCAGGATGATGTAGATGTAGCCGCAGTTGGCGACGGCGGGGGCGTTCATGGTGAACAGGGTTTCGCCACCAGACCCGCTCGTAATGACCACCGATCCCGCGCTCGCGCCGCAGACCGCGTAGATAGCCTTGATACGGGTGCGGAACGTGATGTTCTGGGCACCCGTAGTCGTAAAGGCTCCGGTAGCGGTAAGCGGCGCAGTTGCTTTGACGTCTGTTTGCATGGCCGATCTCCTCTAAGAGCTACACCTATCAGGTGTCAGCGAACGGAGTAGCCAGAGAACCGGAGCCGATCAGGACACCCTGCACGAGGTAGCGGTTGGCAGCGATGGCGGTGATGGTCAGGTACGAACCAGCGATACCGCCGGTGGTCGTGCCGTTCAGGTTGATGACGTCGTTGGACGAGCCGTTGGGGACGTACAGGTTCGAAGCGCCACCGGCAGTCGCCATCACAAGACCGCCGACGAACAGGTCACCGGGGGTGCTGCTCGTGGTCCTGATCTTCAGGGTGCTGGTCGTCGCCTGACTGACGAAGATCGTGTAGGTGACGCCTTCATTGTTGGCGCTGTTCGGGTCGGAGCCGGGGCCGGTATGGACCGGGTCAGCCGAAGCGTTGACCGCCGGGAGCGTAATCGTCCCCGAGGTGCCGCTGTAATAGATCGTCTTGCCGCCGTGGGTGGCGGGGTCAAGGGTCAGGGACCCGCTGACAGCCGGGGCCGTGCCCGGACCCTGCGCGAAGAAGCCGTTCAGCGAACGGACGGGACCCTGAAAAGTCGTAACGGCCATGCCGGTATCCTCGTGTAGTAGCACATACCCGTACCGTCTCTACTACGTCTGCTAGGCCAGTCGGTACGAGCGATTTTCCTAGTGTAGTATTGGTAGCACCAGACAAGAAAAAGGGGAAGGAGTTTCCTCCTTCCCCCTGATCTTTTAGGCTCCGGCGGCGCCGTAGATGCCCAGCGGGTCAGACCAGCCGAACGAATAACGCTCGCGGGCCTTGTAGCGCACGTTGCCGGTGTCGAAATCGCCGTCCATGGACTGCGACATCGGGGTACGGACGAAGTGCTTCATGCCGTTCGGGACATCCGTGGTCAGGAACCACGCGTCCGGGTCCGTCAGGAAGTGGTTGATGGTGTACCCTTCCGGAATGGACCCGTTCGACTTCAGGGCGTTGATGTCGTTGTCAGCGGTGCCGACGCGGCCTTCCGTCTCAAGGAGGCGGGTGGCCACGAACATCAGGCTCGGCGGCAGGATCAGCTTGCGCGGCTTGGCCGCGATGAGCAGACCACGCTCGTCGGTCCACGCAGCGATCTGAATGACGGCGGCTTCGAGAGACGTTTCATTCAGGTCGGAGGCGGTGCCGGGGATGTTCGAGTTGACATCGCCGGAGACCAGCGGGTGCGAGGCCGAGAACAGGGGCTGACCGTCACCGCCTTTGACGTTGGCGTCGAAGCCGTAGTTCAAAGGCACAGCGGCCTTGGTCTGCTTGGTGTACGACATCGCACGGGCCAGAGCCTTGGTGTAACGCGCCGACAGGGAGTCGTAGAGGTTGTCCTCCACGGCTTCTTCGGTCAGCGAGAACCCGAGGGCGATGGTCTCGTGGTTGTAGCGAGCGGTCCAGACTTCCTGACCGTTCTCGTACTGGATGGCCGAGCCTTCGTTCTTGACCGGAGCGGCGGCAAAGCCGGACAGCTTGGTCTCTTCTTCGAAGGAACGCTCAGAGCTTTCGGTATCGTAGATTTCCTTGTGCTCTTCGCCGTAGCGGCTGTACTCCAGACCGAACAGGGCGTTCAGGCCGGGCAGAAGCTCCTTGAGGAGCTGTGCGCGTGAAATTGCCATTGTTCAGCCTCCTTACACGCCGGTGGGGTTGAGGTACTGGTGCATCCCCTGATTCCACTTGACCACGACTTCCGTGAAGGAGCCCGCAGCCGACTGGGTTTCGGAGACGACATCAACGATGCGAACCGGCCACGTGGACGTGGTAGCGGTGGTGGAGCTGACCGCGACCCGGGACGCACCGTTCAGGGTGTTGCCCGAGTTTTGGACCAGCACGGCGTTTTCGCCCACCGCAGCGCGAGCCACGTAGCTGACCGTGGTGCCGGACGAGACCACGGCGACCTTGAACAGGGCGTCGGGGTCGTCGATGACGACAGCAGCGATGTCAGAAGCCGTGACGGCTCCGGGGTAGAATTGCCGGAAGGTCTTGCCATACACCGGGTCGGTGTAAGAGCAGCCGAGGAACACGCCCACCGGGGTGGCGGCGCTGGTCCCCGCGTCCTTGTCGATGGTGCCCGAGCTGTTGAGCTTCACGAGGTCGCCAAAATAGATGGCGGTCGCAGAGCCACTCGTGATCGGGATGGTTCGGGTAGCACCCGCAAAGACCTGACCACCGATGAGGTTGATCGGGATCAGTCCGTACGGGCCGTTTACAGCGGGATACGCCATATGAGGCTCCTAGTTATCTGCCAGTGCCGAACGTGGTCTTGGACTTACGCTCCGAGAAGAGCGGCATCCGAGGGTCCTGTTCGCGCATGAAGTTGTTATCGACGGAGTCCGACTGGCTCTGGTTGATGCGGGAATAGTACTTCCTGCGCTGCTCCATAAAGTCGGTCGGAATCTTGCAGAGGAGAAGTCCCCCGACTTCGATGCCGTCTTGGAAACGACTGCCCTTATCCGCAATGAGTCCCAGCTCAGGCTGTTCCTCAATCCGGACAGGTTCCCAGCCTTCACGGAACTTCGACGAGACGTTCTTGGCGTCTGCTTGGTTCGAGGCGGAAACGCGAATCCACCGGTAGTCATAACCCGGCTGTTTGTCGGGCTCGGGAAGACCGGAGGCAGGCTGCCATGTTTGCGGGCGCTTGGTGCGTTCGCGGCTGGCGTATTCTCGGGTGGTACGGGTCTCAGTCATATCAACGTCCTTGCTTCTCAAGAGCCTTGACCTGCTTGGCGTACTCCTCGACGGGAACGCCGAGTTTGGCCGCAAGTGCGATCTGGGATTTGTTCAGCACGACTTTTTTGGGGGACGTGCTACGAGAGGCGGGTGCGACGACGGGAGCGGACCCGGCACGACGAGGTGCCTTGGTGGTTTCAGTCGTTGTGTCTTCCCCGAAGTAGTCGGAGAAGCGACGGCGCATCGTGTTGTCGATGGCCTTCCAGTATTCGTCGGTACCCACGAACTGCGGGCCACGTTCAAGTTCGAGCTTTTGGTGAAGCCCGAGGGCAGAAGCCGTCATCTCGGGGTCAGTGCCGAACCACGTATTGCGCTCTTGCCACGCAGCCGTCTTCGGGTCTGTCCTCGGAATCTGGACCTGTTGCTGTTCTTGTACAGGCGCGTCTACCTCTTGTAAAGTAGGTACATACGAAGAAATCCGCTCGGCGGCGGAAAGCGCCCGGTTCAGCTTCTTTTGGGCCTCAAGAAGCTTGTCGGTATCGCCGGTCTCGTACGCCTCCTTGTACTCGCGCTCGGCCTGCGCCAGCTGGAACTCGGCGTTCTGCTTGAAGCTGCCGACAAGGATACTCTCGTTCTGGGAGACGCTGGTCTTGAGCCGCCGGTTTTCCTCCATGAGGCGCTGGGCGTAGGCCACGGCCTCGTTCTTCTCCCGAAGCTCCTGCTCCTTGGCCCGGCGCTCGTCGTGCCAGACCTTCTTCATCTGCTTCAGGCGGACCTTGACCTTCTCGGAGTAGTCCTCCAGTTCGTCAGCTTCCAGTTCCTGCACGATTTCCTGCGGGAGAGGGTCCCGACCCCGGTCTTCCTCCGGGGTATCGTCCACGACCTCGACTTCGAACTCGTCGGCGTCGTCGTCAAACGGCTCGAAGCCGTCTTCAGTGTCGCTATTCGCCATTTTCGTCTCCTTTGTACGGGTTTTTGCCCGTTGTTACCGGCTTGCCGGGGTAAAACTTGCGTCAGGCGCGGGAAATGCCGCGAGGATCGTCCACGACGGCCTCGACGCTGTCGTCGTTGATGATGCGGAACTCCTTGCCGTGGATTTTCACCCGGGTTCCGGCGTGCGGGCGCACCAGAACGAAGTCTCCCTCCTTGCACCACGGGCCGGAGGGGAACCGCTTCTCGTCCTTGTAGGCGTCAGGCCCGATTTTCATGACGAAGAGGACGACGGAGAGCAGTTCCTCGTGGTGGAGGGTGATGTCGGCCTTGAAAAGTCCCCCAGCGGTCTTGGTTTCGACCTCAGGCAGGGCGCACAGGAGGCGATACCCGGACGGGTCAGGCAGTTGGCGACCGGTTTCCACCGGGATTTCGGCCTCTTCGGGCTCCAGAACAGCGGTTTGGTCAGTCATCGTCCTTCTCCATGTTCTCGGCGGTCTCAATGAGGATGTTCGTGGCCTGAAGAAGCCCGCGATGCCGCCCGCAGTGGTACTTGTACTCTGCGATCTCGTTCGCAGCGCCCTTGGCGAGGTCTTCCTCGATGTTCCGGCGGAGTTCTTCGAACCTTCCCGCTAGGTACTTAAGCATTGCCGCGCTCATTTACGCTCCTTTTGCTGTGGTTGTTCCGGGTTTTCCTCGCCCTTGGCTGCACCAAGGAGCGACTGGATCATGTTCTGCTGCATCTGGGCCTGCTCCTTGGAGATTTGCGTGCCAATCTTGAGCCCTTCCAGTTCCTGTTGGGCCTCCATCTTCCGCTTCTCGCCCTCGACCTTGATGCCTGCATTGAGGCCAGCGATCTCCATCTGGGCCTCAATACGGTCGCGCTCGATCTCCAGCTTCTCGGTCTTCTCCGCCGCCGTTACGGCGAACTGCTGTTTCTTCAGGTCCAGCTCGCCCTGCTTGATGGCCAGCTCCTGCTGCTGCATCTGGACGATGGGGTCCTGCATGGCCTGCTGGTTCTGGGCCATCTGAGCTTCGGCTTGGTTCTTCTGGAGCAGCTGGCTGGACGCCGCCGCCACGAGCCGGGAGACCGCCAGTTCCGTGGTCTCGTCCATCTCCGCGTCGGGCGGGGGCAGGGGCACGCCTGCCTGTTCCTCCACCTGCTTGCGGTACTGGAAGGCCAGATGCTCCGCGATGTGCGCCTGCATGGCAGCCATCATGACCGGGGCGTTGGGGTTCTGCCCGATGAGCTGCTGGATTTTCGGGTCCTGCATGACGCTCATGTGCGTCTGGATATGGGCGTCGTGGTCTTGGTAGATGAACGCCTTCACGGGCTTGCCGTTGATGACGTCCATGTTCTCGCTGACGGGGTCACGCGGCTTCATGTCATCCCCATCCTTGAGAGGGACGAGTTTCTCGGCGTTCTTGATGCCCAGAACCTCCAGCATCTGCCGGTGCAGGAAGGGCAGGTCGTAGAGCTGCGGAGCCCCTTGGGCCAGCTGGATGACCGCCTGATACTGGACGATCTTCTGGGCCATGGTGGCGGCGTTGGGGTCCGAGACCGGGATGACCTCGACCTTGTCGTAGTCACTCTGCTTGGCCTTGCGGCCCCCCTCCTCGGGCTCGTAGCTGTACTCGTCCGGGGTGTAGTCCCGGATGATGCCCTTCAGGAGCTTGAACTCCCGCTTCATGGAGTAGTGGATGCGGGCCTGCACCGCCGACATGGTCTTCAGGGTGCGCTCAAGGATGGCCAGCGTGGTGCCCACGGGGGCCTGCGCCGACATGTCGCTGATCTTCATGTCCGCCGCAGAGGCGAACCGGCGACCTTCCTCCACGATGCTCTGGAGCAGGGTGAACAGAACCTGCGACGGCTCCTTGTAGGGCAGCGGCATGATGTTGTCGCGCATGGTCCCGCTGGCCACGTCCACGTCCCGCCACTCGGCAGGCGCGATGGGAGTGTCGTCGCCCTTGACCCGCAGGCCCTTGGTCTTGAAGCCACCGGGCAGATTGCTCAACGTGCCCGCATCCACCAGTTGGCGGATCAGTGAGGTCCCGGACTTGGCGAAGGCCCCCACGAGGTGGATCAGGCCGAAGGCATAGAACCCGAAGCCCGGCACGTATCCGTAGTGCACGAAGTGCTGGCGCTTGCGCTTGATCTCGTCGTCCGGGTCCCAGTTGCGTCGGATGGCCAGAACGGTCATCGACGACTTCTCAATGGTCACCACGTAGGGGACGGCGATCTCTTTCTCGGCCTCGTCCTTGGCCTCGTCGTCGTCCTCGATGACGAGGTTGACGTGCATCTCCAGCAGCTTGTAGCGGTCGTCCGTGTCCGCCCGGAAGCCCATACGCTCGGCAATGGACTTCTCGATCTCGTCGAAGGTCTCGGAGGGCTCCGGCAGGTCCACGTCCCGGTAGAAGCCTGCGGCCTGAAGGCGCTTCACCTCATTCTTGGTCTTGCGCATGACGTGCGTGACACGCTCGCAGACCTCAAGACTGGAGGCCCCGTAGGGGACCACGACATCCTCTGCGGGTACGTACATAGCCACTTGCCGCTGGAGCGACGGGTCGTAGTAAATCTTCTTGAAGGCGTTGCCCGCCAGCCCCAGCCCCCACAGCATCCGCTCGTGTTCGGGCCGGTACTCCTCCATGACCTCGGTCAGCTGGTAGTTCATGTCGGCCTCGACCCTCGCCGCCGCATCGCGCTTCTCGGGGGTCTCCTTGCCGATCATCTCCGTGCGCACAGGCCCCTGCGCCGGGAAGGTCTCCATCATGGTCTCGGCTTGGAACTTGACCAGAGCCTCGCTCAGCAGCGGGTGGTAGACCCCGCAGGCCCCCGGCCACGGCTCGGTCCGGTCCTCGACCTTCATCCCCAGCAGCTCAAGGCCGTCCACGTAGGTCTGAATCCAGTCCTTCCGGGAGCCGATGTCGTCGTCAAACTCGCCCAGCAGGTCTGCGGCCAGCGCCGTGAGCGCCCGCTCGTCCATGTCCTCGGCCAGATTGGCGTTGAAGGCGTCGTCCAGCTCGTCTTCGGCGGCCTCGATGTCGAGGTCGTCTTCCATCTCGTCTTCGTCAGGAGCGACTTCGATCTCAATTTCGTCCTCTCCGCCGGGAGCAGACTGGTTGAAATAGCCGATGGGAGCTTGGCTAAGCGCCTTGTCTACGGACATCAGTAGTATCCTCGGTTCTTTGTCCTACCGAAATACCTCGGCTCGTCTTCTGCGTCTAGGTCAGTAGCCACATAGCCTCCGCGCCGGAATCTATGCAAAGCCATGGACACGGTATCCGTAATGTCGTCGTGCTCGGCTCCGGGGAAGCTGGCTACCTCGTCGATGACTTCCTCGGCCCAGTGGGTGTTCGGAGCCCACACCCTTCCGGATGCGAAGATATCCGCAACCGCGTTAAGCCTGCTGATCTTGTCGTTACCCCGCGTCGGCACGAACTCCTGCACGGGTACGCCCATGGACCTAAGCTCGTAGATCAGCGGGGACCCGGACGCCTTCTTCTCGACGATGATGCTGTCGGGGTTCCACTCCTGCCACTCCTCGTAGGCCCGCCGCTTCAGCTCCGGGAACTCCATGCGCTTCTGGAAGGCGTTGAGGAGGATGAGGTTGGCTTGCTTGAGCCCCGTGTCGTCGTCCTCCCGGTAGAAGACGCCCCATGTGGTGCACGCCGAGAAGTCCGACCGCTCTGTCTTCTCGAAGGCCGTATCCCACGACTGGAGGATGAAGTCGCAGTTGGGCGGCTCGTCCTGCTCCCAGATGCGCCACCACTCCCGCTTGACGATAGCGCTCTGATCCCCGGTGGGGTTCTGCTGGTACTGCGCCATCCACTTGGAATTGGGCAGCTCCTCCTTGAGCGCGCTCAGCTCCTCCATCGGCCAGAACTCGGGCCACAGGGGGTTGCCGCTGGGCAGCAGGGCCGGGAACTCGATGACCTCCCACTCCTCGCCGCCCCTCTGGGCTGCGGCCTTGAGCACCTGTGCGGTCAGGTCCCGCTTGGACCACCGCGTCATGACGATGACGATGGCTCCGCCGGGCTGGAGGCGCTGGCGGGGGCCGGAGGTGTACCACTCGTAGGTCTTGTCGTAGATGTCCGGGTTGATCTCGGCCAGCGCCGCTTCCTGCTCGGAGTGCGGGTCGTCGATGATGAGCAGGTCAGCACCCTTACCCGTCACCGCACCGCCGACACCGATGGCGAAGTAGTCGCCGCCCTTGGAGGTGTTCCACCGTCCAGCCGCCTTGGAGTCCGCGCTCAGCAGGAGGTCGGGGAACAGCTTGTGGTAGGCGTCGGTGTCCACGAGGTTGCGCACCTTGCGCCCGAAGTTCACCGCCAGTTCGGCGGTGTGGCTGGTCTGGATGACCTTCTTGTGCGGGAACTTGCCGAGGAACCACGCGGGCAGCAGGTAGGACGCGAACTCGCTCTTGGTGTGCCGGGGCGGCATGTTGATGATGAGCCGCTTCAGTTCCCCCCGCGCCACGCGCTCGAACGCCGCAGCCATCTTGGCGTGGTGTCGCCCTGCGATGAAGGTCGGCCACATGGCGTTGACGAAGGGCAGGAACCTGTCCTGACACAGTTTCTTCTCCCGAAGCTCCTGAAGCCTCTCCAGATCAAGGAGAAGCTGCTCCTGATCCTGTACCGACAGCTTCGGCAGGAGCTTGGGGATGTCGTCGAGGGACACCTCCGAGATAAGCTTGAGGTTCGGGCGACCCATCAGTCTTCCCAGTCTTCCCCGCGCAGCCAATGGGCCATGAAGTTCTGGAACTCCTGCATGTTCGCAGCGTTCATCGGCATGGACTCTTCGGCGTCCTTCACCCGGACGGGGGTCTCGTCCGCCAGCCAGCCAGCCAGAGCCGGACCCTTGGTGATGGTCAAAGAGTCGCCGTCGTAGCGAACCCGAACAGCGGCGAACGAAGCGTAGTCATCCGCCCCCATGCGGACCCCGTGCATAAACACCACGGTCGGACGCCCGATGTGGGCGGGGGCCTCAGTCTCGTCAGTCATTGGCTTCTTCCTCTTCCTCTTCCTCCGGCTCTTCCTCCGGGGCGTAGACGCCAAGCTCGTCATCCAGATCGGTCCCCAGTAGGGGCACGTCGATGGTATTGGCGTTCAGCAGGCGCTTGACCCGCTCCTTGATGGCCGACTCAAGGGCGTCGGGGCTGTTGTAGTTGACCGTCACTTCGCTGCGCTCGGTGAACAGCCCAATGTCCGAGTGCTTGCCCAGCAGCTCAATGGCCTTCAGCTCGTACTTGGTGTCGCCACAGTTGGCGATCTCCAGCAGCTTGTTGGTCAGCGCGGCCCGCACCTGATTGACATCGTAGGCGA